ATGAAGAGGCATCCTTCGTAGACTATGCCGAGCTACCTGCCTTTTCTTCACTTCCCCTTTGTGTTAAGGATCTACTAACTAGATGAGATTGGACCCAATTAAGAACATAGCATTAGAGATAGACCATGGCATGCAATATCTTTCTACTGCATTAGGGCAAAATTCCAAATTTAATTCTGAGTATCTTGCAATTGCTTATGGCAAGATGCTTGAAGCAAAGGAGCTTTTGGTTTCTTATACTTTTTTTAATGAACATTATGATGGTTACTGGGAATCTAATATCCCAAGTAGCTTGCATGTTGAGGATGATTTGTTTTGTTGTTCGAAAGATGAGATAACTGTTGATAATAAGCTGGAGCCATATGTTCATGTTAAATTCCTGAGATTGGGATCTAAAGAATTATGTTCAAAGCTTAAGCAAATTATATCAGATAATCCAAAAGATGATAATTTATTGTTATTGCAAAATTCTTTTATATGTTTACAAATTGCTTATATTTGGCTTCGTGAAGAACTTTTAGTTTTAAAATCAAAGAATCCTAAAAGGCATTCTTCTCCCTCTACTCAATCTGAAAGAGAGGTATATAGTACAGATAAGATAGTTGAAAAGAGGCTAAAGAAGAAGTTAAAGAAAACTGATAATGGCTGATAACAACAGGTGGTTTAAGAGTAATGCTAAAAGTGGCTTGTTTGGAGCAAGTAGAGAGCCCTCTTCCAATTTAGAAGCACAAGATCTTGATATTGGAAGCACTACTTATGCAAATAATGACGCTGCTTTGGCAGCGGGGAAACAGCCAGGAGATATTATTGCATTAACAAACGCACCTGGCGGATCTTCACTTTTAGCAGTAGTGGTGGAGGCGGTTCCTGCAATTATGGCAAACTTTAAATGGGTTGCTTGTAATCCACCACCAGCACCTATTTCTGGTCCTGATATTTATTTAGGTGATGCTGAACAAAATGAATTACTTGCAGCTCTAGGAGATCCTTCGGCTACATCTTTCTGGAATTCTGATGGAGAGCCACCAACTGCTTTTGGTTGTTATGAACTAGATACGGGATATGCTCCAGGAACTGTAGAACAAAATATGACTTTTGGTGGTGATATTGAGACACCAGGTATAACTATATATGCTGATTGTGCAGCATGTAATACAGCACACCCTCAACCATAAAATAAAAAATAATGGCAAAAGATAATAAATGGTTTCAAAGTAACGCTACTAGTGGTGTTTTTAAAGGCACAAGAGAAGTTGCTGTAGTTCCTGGACCTACTGGCGAGTTTCTTCCTTTGGCAGGGGGGATTATGGGTGGAAATATAGACATGGATGGAAATGCTGTCTTATTTTCAACCGGTGATCAAATACAAGTAAATGGATCTGGAGCCTTACAGTTGGATTCAGATAAAGGAGTTATATTGGCAGTTGGGGCAACAGCTCAGATGTCTGTCTCAACAACAGAAGTCATATTAACAAACGCAGATTCAGAAGAAATTACAATAAAACCAGCAACAGCAGGGGGTGGTGGTCGTGCTTATATAATAGCAACAGATGAGGGTACAGCCTTTATTGGAACTCTTGCATGGCCAGGTACTCAGGCATCATCACGGACCTGGACTTTTCCTGATAATACCGGAACAATAGCTCTTTTGTCTGATATACCTGTAGATAATGCTGGTCTCTATGGAGGAAGTGGAACTGTTCCAACAGGTGTAATTGCTTCCATTACAGACACTCTCACTTTTGGTGATGGAAATGTTTTAATGGCAGAAAGTTATAAGCTTGGTTTTGGAGGAGGCGTAACTGAAGCCATATACAAAACGGTAGGTGGTCTCTTAGAGATTGAAAGCGGTAGTTCTATTCATATGGAAGTGGGAGGCGATTTAACAACAAACGCAGAAGGGATTGAATTTCGCACAGGTGGTGCATTTCAAACATTAATAGCATCTACCACACCTACAGCAAACAGAACGGCTACCTTACAAGATGCTTCAGGTACGATTGCGTATCTTTCAGATATAACAGGAGGAAATACACTTTACTCTGCTGATGATACAATAGGTGCTGGGAGAGTAGCAACCCTTACCGACACCTTACAATTTCTTGATGGTACGGTTGATTTTAAGCGAAGCGGAACGGGCGACACCTTCACAAATTATTATAAAGACGCCGGTTTAAAAATTAGGGATTATTTAGTAGCTGGCGGCGGGGCCAGGGAAATGCGAAACTCTGGCGGTTCGTCGTTTCATTTTATTAACGCCACCTATGCCACCTTTGATATACCCGTTTTAATAGGAAGTTCAGGCGTACCCACAACAACCTTGCAAGTGGTTGGAGATGGTGCTACAAGTGCTACGAGTTCTTTATTAGTACAAAATAGTGGGGGTGTTGATATTTTAAGTATAAAAGATGATGGGGCGTTTGAATTAGGAATTAATGCGATTACTTATAACCAATATACCGTAGCTGTAGGTTCGGATACTGAAGTAACAGCAGCTGGTGGAGTAGCCGTAGGACATTCATCTAGGGCAGGTGCATATAATACTTGTATTGGGTACAACACAGGCATAAATACAGGAGGTGTAGGTACACCTTTAGTTAATTTAGGAGCTGGAGCCCAAGGAAATCAAGCTAATAGTATTACAATATGTGCCAATACGGGTGCAGCAGCTATAACCCCTACTACATCTCAAACCTTAACTGTTTATATGAGTAGTCATTTAGCTCCAGACCTTCAATTTCGTGTAAATAATGATAGTTTTTGGGATAGTACGGGAAGTTTTGGTTTTAACAATACATCTCCTGATGCAAGTGCTTTGGTTGATATGACTAGCACAACGAAAGGATTTTTACCTCCAAGAATGACTACAGTAGAGATGGAAGCAATAGGTAGTCCAGTAGAAGGATTATTGGTTTGGGATAATACTACAAATGACCTAAAAGGTTATGATGGGGATAGTTGGGTTTATTTAGGAGGAAAATTAGAACAAGTTTATGGCATATATACTTTTGATTTAACAGGAGATACAGACAATTTAGGAGATTCAGGAGCAAACACAACTCCTACAATTACCAACGCAATTCACGATGTTACTAATGTTTATAGAGTAGATCCAGACTCCGCTAATTATGAAATATCAGGAATACTTGCTCCACCTACAGGTGTAAATAGAGTAATACATATCAGTAATGTGCATGCCACAAACGATATAAAATTCATGGATGACAATTCCCTTATAGCTGCCAATAGTATGTTATTAAGAGATTCAGCAGATAAAGCAATAAAAGGCAATGAAACGGCATCATTTTGGTATGATCATGTTGTATCAAAATGGAAAGTATTTAATAGAGTAGGATAATTAATTAAAGAATAACTAAAAACCAATAAAAATGATTACCTTAAAGAACAAGAAAACCAAGATTAATATAATAGACCCAAGAGGAAAGAAAATAGAAAACGCTAAGTATTCAGATATTATTGAATTATGTGTAAATCAACCAGAAGCCGGACCACAAGGCCCTACTGGATTCAGTATAGAAGATATCAGAAAAAGATTGAGGGTGGTTAATTCACTTAAAGGAAATAACGGGGAGATAAAAATGGAGGATGCTGATTATCAAGTAGTGGTTAAGGCTGTTGCAGGTTATAAATGGATGGCTGTAGATCAAATGATAGTAGATTTTGTGGATGATGTTGAAAAAGTAAATAATAAACAATAAAAATTATGGCATTAGAAATTACAGCAGCTGGAGATGCTAAATTAATAATCTCTGGAACAAATACTGAATTAACGGATGTCTATGCAAGAATAGAATTTGCTCTTCCTAAAGCAGGAGCAAGTATGCAGGGAGCATTATATTGCTATATTGACAAGACTAAATATGAAGCAGATCCAGGTTCTCTTTTGGGACTTGAAGATTTTGTAACTAATTATCCTATTGAAATAGATATAGCTACTGAATCTCAGTCTTTGCAGACAGGACATGATAAAATTAAAGCTGATTTAGAAACAGCAGGATATACCGTTGTAATAGTAGATTTATAATATGTATTCAATAGAAGGAGAACCAAACAGATGTATTTCGCCCTGCCCTATGTGTAATGCTTCGGGAGTATTGCTCAAAGAAAAGATAGTTTTGAGAGGAGATATGTTTGTAAAAGAAAATATAGAAGAAGATTGTGTTCTTTGCCTTGGTGAAGGATCCATGATGGTAATAGATAAACCATACATTAGAAGTGACAGAGAAACAGATAGAGATACGAAAGAGAGCAATATTTATAGGGGGAGAAGTCCCCTCATCTAAGAACTCTAAAGAAATTGGTTATTACTTCTTGCCGGCAGGATCCTCTTCAAACATAATGGCAAAAGTAAAGGGAGGGTTGCGTTCTGTGAGATTAAATCTAAATAGCTCAAAGGCAACTAAGAGATATCAAAAGGGTGCTGGTATTGAATACTCTTTGAAAAAGAGTGAATTCAAAAGATTAGTAAAAAATTTAGAACCACCTTTTAGGGTGGTTTTTTCGTTTGTTAGAAAAACAAAAAGAAAATTTGATTACATAAATGCAGCTCAAATAGTTCAGGATATGATGGTTGATCATGGTTGGATAGAAGATGATAACTGTGAATTTTTAATACCTTATTTTGAGAAATGGGAGCATGACAAAAGAAATCCAGGAGTCTATATTTCTGTATTTTAATTATTTTTGTTTAATTTAGAAACTTTGAAAGCAAAGAGATGACAGTAGAACAGAGACTAGATGATAGATCAAGAAAGTATTGGATAAAGCCTGGAAAGGAAGTTGCCCATCGGGAGTTTCCTAAAAGAAAGATGATAGTAGAAGATATTCTCAAAAAGAATGAGAAGATCTATGTTGATGGCTTATTAACAGACAAGCAATTTGTAGTTGGTGTAGAATGCCATTGGTTTGATGAGGCAGGAAGATATGATAGAGGAAAGTTTTTAACTACTGAACTTATTGAGTTTGGTGAAAAAGAAGAAAAGAAAAAAGATAAGGGATCGTTTCCCTCAAAAATACCATCTACAGATTTAAAATAATGTTCTTTGAATTAGTAAACAGTAAAGTAGTTGTTACTGAACAAGCTTTAATGGATGAGGCACTTAATAAGCTTTATAAGTCAGATAAATCCAAATCTAAAGGAGCCTGGAATAAAGCTATATCTTATTTATTCTTTGTGTATTCTAAGCAAAGTCAGTATAAAAATGTTCTTTTAAATGATAGAAGAAAAATGGTTTCTGAGGATATTATTAAAGATTCTTCTTATTGGAAGAAACTGGAAAAACATCCTGAATTTAGTAAGATAATAGAGAAATATAACAACTTACAGTTTACTCATAATGAAAGATTATTAGAAGGACTAAAAAGAAAAATTGAAGAATACTTAAACTTTTGGAATGGTCTTTCCGTTGTAGATAAAGACAACCATAAGTTATTGAGTGAAACCTTAAAATCTTCTGAGGCTTTGCTTGAACTTCAAGAGAGATTGGAAAGAATGGTTAGTAAAGAAGCTTTAAGCCGGCAAGTTGGTGACGGTGAATCTAAAATTTTTGAAGACGATGTTTAATTATTGCTCAACATTTTACGGAAAGTGTGCTGATATGAACACTTCTTTTTATAAAAGAAACGGGAACGATACAGGATTACCAGATTTTTCTCCTGACCCCTCTGCAAGCTTGTTTACTAATTATGATGAAGTAGACACCAGGGTTTGTTCATGTGGGCCATTTGATCCCGAAACTGATAATTGTAATTGTAAATAAAAACTTAATATTATGGCTATACCCGTATACTTATCTAGAAAAGATGTGATGTGGAAAAAAGCTGGAAGATCTATTTTCACAGGACTTAGATTGAATAGCGAAACTCCTACTATCTTTGGATACAATCAAATAAAAGGATCTCGCCCAATGTCAGCAGGTTGCTGTAAGACGATAGGGACTTCTAATCTAAATGTTATGGATGCCTTTTTTCCTACTATATGGACTCACCCATTAAGAACAATTCTTATTAAAAATTATTCTTATGGTGGAGAAAGAAGAGCTGATGATGATTGTTGTGATAATAAACATTGATTATGGTAGTAGATCTTAAGAGTATTATCAAGGTAATGACCTTGAAAGGATATGCTATTTTTGAGAATGATACTAAGCCTTTGAATATAAACTATGTAGGGGTTAGGGATACTTCTGGTGTAAATTCCTTTAATGATCTTCTTATAATGTTTTGGAAGTATAAAGGCAATTGGAGTATCTTTTATAGATCAGCTACTACAGACCCAGGAACCTATTGGTTAGAGAACCCATCTAACCCTCACGGGACAGCCATACTTAAAGAAGATCAATACAGGGGTGCTTGGAAGCTCGGTTTGCATCAAGGCAAATACGAAGCTCTTGTACAACGCAAAGAAGTAACTGTAATTAGGGATGGCAACAAAGATGGTGTATTAGATTTGGATGCCGGATATGAAGATACAGGATTCTTTGGAATCAATCACCATAGAGCTAACTCAAAAAACGAAAGTGTACAAGTAGACAAATGGAGTGCAGGTTGCCAGGTAACTGCTGATCCCCATCTCTATGATGTCTTTATTCAAATTTGTAAACAATCAGCAGAATTGTGGGGTGAAGGAATAACATACACCCTTTTAAATATTAATGATTTTTGAAAAATAGTAGTCCACATTTTAATGTTTTACTTGTAGCATTAATCATCATAGGATTATGTATTTATTGTTTAATATATTAACTAATGAACCCTTTAATTATGAAAGCATTTACTAAATTGTTATTCGGAAAGAATTTAAAAAAGGTAGGAAATATAGCATTGAAAGTTGTAGATAATGCTGTTTTGGGAGGAGCAGTAACAAAAACTGTTCAAGACACAACAGAAAGCCCAAAAGGTAAGATTCCTTATCTTGAAATTATTTCTTCTCTTGTTCCGGTGGTACTATTAGTAGCAGTTTTGGCTGGCTGGATTGATGTAAGCCAGTTGAAAGAATTATTGAAAGTTTTTTAAATGAAAATTGATGCTTGTAAATACCAAAATGTTTTCTCCTGTCGTAATAGACGGCATCACAAATGCTCATCCTTTATCTTTTGAATACAAGAGCTGGTGGAAAGAACAGCGAAAAAGATGTTTAGATGGTTATTCAGTTGGTGGTATTCGTATAACCGGTGATTATTATTGGTATTTGAATTTCTGGAAAATAAGGGGACGAGATTCTTCTACAGGAAGAAAAACTTTAATTTCTCCGAAATTTCTTGATATGGATCTAGAATATTTTAATATTCTGGAGAGAGCCAAAAAAGAAGGAAAACATGTTATAGTAGCTAAAGCTAGACAGAAAGGTTTTTCTGAAAAGCATGCTGCCTTAATGGGTAAGGAATTTACTTTTTATCCACATTCTCAAACAATTATTACAGCAGGTGAAGAAAAGTATTCTAATGCAACTATGCGTATGTGTATTAGGGGATTGAATTCTTTAAAAAACACAGAGTTCTATAAAAGACGACAACCGGACACACTAGAATATTGTATGGCCCGGTATAAGGTTATTGAAAATGGTGCTCCTTTCTGGAAGGGATTTCATAGTGAGATTTATAACATAACTTCTAAAAACAATCCTCAAGCAACAATAGGAAAATCTCCATCATTAATAATTTTTGAAGAAGCTGGTAGATTCCAGGGTCTTGTTGAGGCCTTTAAATATATTCAGCCAGCATTGGAATCTGAAGGAAAGACAACAGGATTTGCAATACTTGTTGGGACTGGAGGAGACATGGACAAAGGTGCAGCTGAATTAGAGGAAGTTTTCTATAATCCTGATGCATACAACATGCTTTCTTTTGATAATAAATGGGAAGAAGAAAGCGGAGATAAAATAGGTTATTTTTGTCCAGCATGGTATTATAAATTAATTGATGAAGAAGGTAATTCAAAAAAAGAAGAGTCGCTGGAGCTTATTGAGCAATATAGGGAAACTGCCCGTAAGTCTAGATCTGCAGATGCGTATGTCACTACTATTACACAGGATCCTATAGTTCCTAGTGAAGCATTCATGAGAACTGGTGGAAACATGTTTAACCAGGCACTCCTAAATCAGCAGTTTGCAAGAATTAGAAACAATAAAGCATTAGCGAATATGGCTGACAGAGGAAGGCTTCAATGGATGAAAAGCAAAGATGGGACGAAGATCGGTGTAGAATTTATTCATGATAATGATGGACCCTTACTTATTTTTGAACATCCAGATATTGATAGCCTTGGAAAAGCATTTTTGAATTTATATGTAGCTGGTACTGACTCTTATGATAAAGATGAAGCAAATACTTCTGACTCAAAAGGGTCCTGCTCTATTTACAAAATGTTTAAGGACGCTAATTCAACATCTAATCTATTTGCAGCAAGATACACGGCAAGACCGAAAACTGCAGAAATGTTTTTTGAAGAAACAGCAAAACTTTGTTATTATTACAATGCACCTAACTTAGTGGAATGGTCAAACATATCAATTTTTAATTGGTATAGGCTAAACGGCTTTGAAGGATTCTTAAAAGAAAGACCAATGATAGCATATGCTAACATTAAAGAAACAAAAGTAAGAAACAAATATGGAGTTGATCCCGGAACTAAAACAGAATGGTTGGTAGTATATCGGGATTATATTGAAGAGTATTCTGAAATCATGTATGATGCAGAGCAAGTTGAGAAGGCTATAAAATTTAGAAATGAAAAAGGATATAACTGTGATATTACTATTTCTTCTTCATTAGCCATTCTTCATGCAAAAGACAACATAAATATTAAAATCAATAAAGACCAGCATAAAACAAAAAAAGAAGAGTTTTTTCATTATAAGTCTTCAGGAAATGGACAACTGGTAAAACATTTTTAAAGAGAAATCATGGGACTTCCTAATCAAAATATACCTGAATCAAAAAAAGACAAGGCATGGATGAAGAGATGTGCAGCTGCAATTGTTAATATGGGCTATATCTCCAGGAATGCAAAAATGAAAGACAAATTTTGTTATGATATGTATAATGGAGTGCAGGATGAGGGATCTTTTGATTACTTAAGAAAGGTTGGAGATTATGAGTATCCTGCTAAAGTAAGATTTGTTCCATTGTTAAGGCCTAAGCTAGATCTACTTAGGGCTGAGGAAACAAAAAGACCCTTCAATTGGAGGGTATACACTGTTGACTCTACTTCTATAAATGATAAAAATGAAGCAAGATTTAAAGCAATCATAAATCAAATGTCTGCATCTAAGATGCAAATGGGACAGCAATATCAACTTGCACTTGAACAACTGGACATGATAAAGCAGCAAATTGCCCAGGTACAAGCTGAAGCACAAGAAACTGGACAACAGATTCCTCCTGAAATGCAAATGAAGTTAAGGATGGCTGAAAAAGAAGCTGACCTTGGAAAGTATGTTATTAATAATCAGAATCTAATAAACAATAAGGATCTGGAAGATATAGAGGTTTACTTTAAATATAAGTACCAAGATTTTCTAGAAAAGATTGCTGAAAGAGGTTTAAAATATATGATTGCTAATTATAACTTAAAGGATGAATTCAATATGGGATTTGAGGATAAGTTATGCACAGATAAAGAATATTATTTTGTAGATTATGAAGAAGGACAGCAGTTAAAGGATCCGTGGGTTCGCAAAGTAAATCCTTTGGGATTTTATTATGCAGCTGATAGCCAGGTGAAATGGGTTGAAGACTCAAGTTGGTGTATGGAAGAAAGATTCATGACAATTAATCAGGTTGTTGATGAGTATGGAGATAAGTTGGGTTTTGAAGATATGGAAAAAATAAAGAACAGGTCAGAATTTATAGATACTCAGTCAACTTATGGGTATGGATATAGTGGATACAATACAGTTGATGGAACTAATACAGGAATGGGGCCAAGTGATGTTAATGGATGTCTTGATGGATTGTATGCCGGAACAGAGGAATATGCAAATGTTGTAAGAGTTTGTAGATGTTATTGGCAGTCACCAAGAAAACTGAGATTTAAAAATTCTCCAAATAAATACAAAGAAGGATCTTCTTATACCCATATGCTTTCTGAAGATGAGCAGATTAGAAGAGATAAAGGAGAGACAGAGGATTCTGGTTATATTAATGATATCTATCAATGCACTGTAATTGATACTGGTATTTATGTAGATTTCAAGAAAAAAAATATAATAAGGTCTGAAGAGAATCCTGCAGAAGCTAAGCTTCCTTATGTTGGAAAAGCTCACAATCATTATACGAAAAAACCTTATTCTCTTGTTTGGGCAGCTAAAGATGTACAGATATTATACAATATAGTTCATTATCATAAAGAACTTGCTTTGGCACTTTCTGGAGCTAAAGGATTTATAATGGATAAGTCACAAGTTCCTGAAGGTATGTCTATTAAGGAATGGATGTATCAAAGAAAATTAGGTGTAGGATGGATTGAATCTGTTAGGTCCGGAATGAATCGACAACCAACATTCAATCAGTTTCAAAACTTTGATGATTCTTTAGGTCCTGGTATCCAGGCGTTGTTTGTTATGCTTCAGCATTTAGAGGAGTTGGCCTCTAGTATCACTGGAGTAAGTAGGCAGCGTATGGGAACAGTTGCTCCAACAGATCAAGTTGGAACAAATGAGCAGGCAGTAAGCCAATCAGCATTAGTTACTGAAATAATATTTCATGAACATGAGGAGGTGAAAAGGCAAGTATTTCAAAAGCTTATCAACTTAACTAGGAAGGCTTGGAAAAAAGGAAAGCATGGATCCTATGTTCTTGGGGACCTGGATCAAGGTATCCTGGATGTTCCTCCAAAGGTGATGGCAAGAGCAGATTACAAGGTTTTTGCTACAGATAGCGGAAAAGAAGAAAAGGCAATGCGAGAGTTAAAGATAATGGCCGCACAAGAGCATGCTAAAGGTCTTCTTACTTTTGGAAACTTAGTAAAACTTTATAATGTAGATTCTCTTTCTGAGCTAGAAGCATCAATCTCTAAGTATGAAGAGTTGGCTATGAAAAAAATGGATCAAAATAAAGTACAAGAACATGCTAATCAAAAAGAATTAAAAGATCTTGATAATCAAGTTAAGATAATGCTTGACAAACAGGCTGATGAGGCCAAGATGTTTATGGCTCAGCTTGAACAAGCAAAACTTGAATTTGAAAAACAGAAGTTCCAAGTAGAAGAGTCCAGGCTATCTAGTAAAGATGATGGGGACCTTGAAGTTGAAAATAAAAAAGCTGATGATGATTTCACTATGGAACAAGCTTACTTAGATCAACAGAAAAAAGAAGCTTTACAGGATTATGAAGTTAATAAAGCAGAGCTTGCACTTAAGGGTGTTGAGGCTACTGAAAACCTAATTGAAGAGAATAGAAAGCAAAAGCAGAAACTTAGAGATTAGGCAGATGTTAAATTAATTTACTATTTTTGTTTTTTAGAGATAAATAGAAACCAAGAAAAAAGAAAATATATTTTATATGGAAAATACTGAAAAAGAAAATATTGACAGCACAGTTGACACCTCCACGGAT